TTGTGATTGATCGCGATATGCACGTGCTGGCCGGTGGCCTGCTCATATGCGGTGGACCAGCCGCCGCCGCCGGCGAAGATGTCGACGACCAGCTTGGCGGCAATGCCCAGCATGAGTTGCGGGGTCAGCATGGGGAAGCTCCTTGTTCCTGGCCCAGCACCCAGCGGAGGGCTGCGGCGTAATCGCCCTGGGCCTGCTCTAGGGCGGCCAGGATCTGCTTGCGGGATTTGACGCGGGGGCGCTCGCCCATGACGGCGGCCTGCTTGCGGCTGCGTTCGTGGGGCTTGGAGTCCTTACCGGCTTCGACCAGTTCGGCAACCTTGCTGCGCTGTTCGTCTGGCGGCAGCTTCGCCAGGGCCTTGGCGTGCGTCAGGGTGATCTGCCCGGCCTCGACAGCGTTCTGCACGGCCTTCGGGCTATCCAGGAGGGCGAGGGTGTCGCGAACCGTGGTGAGGGTGCAGTTGTAGATGACAGCGATTTGATCCTCGCCCTTTCCAAGGGCCAGGTGGCGGCGCATTTTGTCGGCGCGGCCCAGCGGGCTGTCGGCGGTGCGGGCTTCATTCTCGCTGGCGATGGCATCCAGGGCATCCTGGCGCTTGCCCGTGTAGACCACGCCCGGTATCAGCCTCGGGGATACGCCACGCTCCATGCGCCACTGATTGGCCAGGCGGGTGGACTTGACGCGCTGGCGTCCGAAAACAACTTCGGTTTCACCAGTTTCCGGGTTCTTGGATACGCCGATGGGTTCCAGCACGCCCTGATAGTCGATGTTGCGAGCCAGCGCCTCGTCCACGGGCAGATGCACGCGCGGGTCATAGAGCGGACTGGATTCGTCGGTGACGAGCGTTAGCTTGGCCGGGTCGAAATTGAGCAGATTGCTTTGACCGTCCGCGCCGTACACGTCTTTGGATTTCTTTGCCATGGTGGCTCCGTTGGGGATTGGTGAAATTCGATTTCGCTAGCGGAGGGCCGCGCGCGGGTTGTAGATGGCCTTGCCGGCGTTGGGGACGCCCTTCCAGATGTTGCAGACGGTTCCCCGGGAAATGTGGAACTGCTCTGCAAGGACGTAGACACTGACAAAGCCGCGCATGGCGTTGATGTAGTCCACATGCTCGTCGCGCAGCGGTTCGCCCTTGATCGGGGGCGCGGGCAGTTCGAATTCGGGGTGCAGGAAGGGCGCAGGCGGCACAATTGGGGGCGACCAGCCGGCGCGGTCGCGCACCATGAAGTCGATTCCGTTCATATGGCGAAGTGCAGCAGCCAACCGATGACCTGCCGCCCGAAGAGGACGAACGTCGCGAACGCGAGGCCGGCTAACCAGGCCACCAGGGGCGGGATATCCGCATCCTTGCTCCAGTTGCCGTGCCCGGCGTGGTCGCGTGGCGCGATCAAGTTGCCCAGCTTGCGGCCGGCCTTCGCGATGGCTTGCTGGGGGCGGATGCGCACCGGGGGCGCGCTTGCGCTGATGGTGTTCATGTGGGGCTCCAGGGATCGGCCGCGACATAGCGGCGGGTGAAGTAATTGCCGATGGGGACCAGGGCCACCGCCACCAGGGCGAGCAGCGCCAGGCCCCACCAGATGGCGGGGATAGTTGATGGCATGGGGATCTGCGCGGAATGCGCGGTGGTGGGCTTTGGAGAGCAGGCCGGAAAAGCAGCCAGTGGTATCGAACGAAAGTCACTTTCGCGCCGGTGACGTTGCGGCGCCGGCCTGCTCTCCGAAGCCGCCCCGACGAGCGGGGCAGGGTGGCGGGGTGTTAAGCCTTACGGTGCAGTGCTTTGACGACGGACGCGGCGATATAGAACAGGGCTTCGAAGAGGTTGACCATGGGAATCTCTGGGGAGTGGGAGGGATTCAGGCAACAGCGCCTGCCGATACCCCGCACGCGGGGCATGAGCCGGGACTGTCAGGCTTGGTCGGTGTACACGACCCATTGATCGACGCGCATTCCCTGTGCGGAAACCGCGTTTCCGAAATCGTCCATTAGCCAAACGCCGTCCCAGGTGTGGTAGTGGGTAAGACCCAGGGCGTATGTGTGTGTCATGGTCATTTCCTCAGTGTTGGGGTTGACGGCGAGGGCTAGGGACGGGCGTCAGGGTGCCGTAGTCGTCCATTACGCCGGGCAGACAATCGCCCTGCGTACTGAGGTCTACGCTTGCCCATGCAAGCCAGTACCGGCGGTCGTGGTGGAGGCGGCCGCCGAATATCCCGCCGGGGTCTCATCCAGGTAGTCGCCGCCTAAACAGTCATGCGTTTCGATGATTGGCACGTTCGATGCCTCCAGGCTGGGAGAATGATTTACTCGAAACGGATGGTTGCTGCCTTCGAAAGCCAGCCCCAGTCCTGGCAGACGATGCCGCTCACATACACACCGCTCGGGCTCTTGGCGGTGAAGCCTGTGCGCCGAGTCTCCCTGGCGCATCCAAACATTTGATAGCCGGTGATCTGAACATCGGAATAGCCGGCGTTGCTAAGAACGCGGTGCGCGTTCTGGGCGTCGGTGCAGCCAGCAAGGGCGATGACGAGCCCGATTGCAAGAATTGCTTTCATGGAGGTTCCTGGATTTCTTCAGGTTGCCACGGGCGTGCAGTGGTCGACAGCCACGCAGCCGCGTTTGCCTTCAAGCCACACGACGGCGGTGTGGCCGCTCAATACTTCGGCTTCGCTCTTGGTCTTGAACTTCTGGGGTTCGGTCAGGCCTTTCACCTCGACGTAGCTGATGGTGTCGCCCACCTTCACGCGGGCATTCCAGGCATTAACTTCCTTCTGCGGGTTGGGTCTGCGGTTCATGATGGTTTCCTCTCTGGTTGGCTTCGGTAAGCGCCGCACGCGGCGCTGGCCGAAACCGCCTGGTCGAGTACCAGGCGTTTCTCTGCCGTCTATCCGGCCTGTCTCCACTTTCAGTGCTTCGCTTGCGTTGGTCTCCGCAGCGGTGGCACCCGGTTGCTGTTTCGCGCCACCTACGTGGAACTGGGCGCGCCCGCGCGCGGCCCCGATGTGGGGCGGCGGTTGGGTCTGACTGGTTTTTAAGGAGCGATGCTCGCCTTCCCCAGTCCGACTTTGTGGCGGTGACGTCTCCCGCTTAAGGCGATGCCCTGATTGCTGGCTGCGGGTCCGTGGGGTGCTGCGTGCAGACAAAGCTGCGTTAAAGAGGATATTAGTAAACACTAAACTTAACGTCAAGTAAAAACTAAACTTGCACTTGAGCGCGGATGGCGCTCACAGGGCAGGTCCGGGACGTAGGGGCGAAAAAAAAGCCACCCGAAGGTGGCTATTGGCTCTGAGGGCTGGGACTCTATGAACGCGTCCACTGGCCCGATTCGTTGTCGCGCAGGCGAGTTCCCGCCCACACGACTTGTCCAAGTACGCGGACTGGAGCGCCATTTTCTAGCGGAATGTCCGGATATGCTGGATTGAATGAACGCGCAACCCAGCGTTTCGTCAGTCGATCCTGCGTCACGGTCTTTACGATCATCTTGCCGTCATAGTTGATGGCGTACACCCCGCCTGCGGCGACATCCTGCAAGGTGAGGTTCTCATTCGGCACAACCAACAAGGCCGCACCATCGCGGATGATTGGCTCCATGCTGTCGCCCTTGGCATACACAACACGGGCTTTGCCTGCGCCGGCGCCAACCGACCGCAGGAAGGACCGCCGGAACTGAACCGTTCCGGTTTCTTCTTCCGCTAAGTTTTCTATGCCGTCGCCGGCTGCCAGACGCACGTCGGCCATCTCGGGAACCTTCTCGAACTTATCGTTCGCCGCGTGTGGTTCTCCTGGGCCAACATTGGCGATGACGCCGGTTTTGGTGCTGATTCGAACCTTGTTGTCATACTCCGCCTGGAGGGTGGTTTTGCCACCTTCCCATGGAGCAGCAGGTAGTCCGCCGATGCGCATAGGAAACGGATCATCAGCGGCATCCATGTCCACCAGGCCGCCACGAGTTGCAGCCTGCGGGCGAGAAGACGAAGGCGGGGCGACAGCCATCCCCAGCCCCATCTGAGCGATTGCAAGCGCCATGGCACCTTCCAGAGCGCTCAGCTGGCTTGCCGGTAAGGCGCGTATGTCGGCTTCTTGAATAGTCGCGAAAGGCCAAGGGGCGGGTGGCGGTGCCTCCGGGATTACGGGCGAGTCGCCCTGGGGCGTGTCCAAGAAGCCTTCACCCATCCGATAGTCCTTTTCAAGGCGACGCGCGGCACGCTCCCCGAGGGGGGCGGTGCCGGAGAGGACTTGCGAGAAGTAGCTCTTCTCCTTGCTAGGGGTTCCATTCTGCTGGACCCAGGCACGGAGATTCGCCCGTCGGATTTCTTGGGTGGTCATGGCGAAAGTTTATAGGACACTAAATTAGTAAACACTTGACCTTACGGTTTAGTGCTAACTAAACTCTTGGGTATGGACCTCAAGACCTATATCTCGATCAGCCCACGTGGCACGGCCGCAGCCCTTGCGAAAGCAATTGGTGTCTCGCCCTCCTACCTATCGCAGATGGCTTCCGGCCTCTCACCCATTTCCCCCGAGCGCTGTGTGGATATCGAGCGCGGAACGGGCGGGAAAGTGGCGCGAAGCGCGCTCCGACCTGACGACTGGTGGCGCATTTGGCCCGAATTGTCAGACCACTGCGATCAGGGCGCATTGCGGTCCGCTCAACAGGAGACTCCCCATGCGTAACGCAGCCCCCATGACGTTCGGCGCTCGCCTTGCCTTGCATCGTCCGGCGCCAGAAGAGGCGCGCTGGTTCTTCAACGTTCCAGATGAAGCGCCCGCCGACGTTGCGCCACCCTCAGCGCCGGCTGAACCGGACGACAGGGTCCAGATTGGCCCGCTCGATGTTTGAAGGATGTTTTCCATGCAGCGCATCGTAAGGCCGCTGCTCAGCAATAGATACGTTCAGGAAATTCACATATGAACATCACCACTGCGGCCGATTTGACGGTGCATGAGTACAAGGGCGGGAGCGAGTCATTGGGGCCGTTGGTTGGCATTTCGGCGGCCGTCCTGCGCAACAAGGTCAACCCCAACAACAACACGCACCACCTGACGCTTGCCGAGGCGGATCGCATTGTTCGCATGACGGGCGATCCTCGGATCTTGGCCGCCTTCGCGCACAGCAACGGCTATCTGCTGGTGAAGGCTCCGGAGGCATGTGGCGAAAGCGACATTTCCGTGCTGGAACAGGTTGCCGGCCTGATGGTCGCCCACGGCAAGTTTGGTCATGAGGTGTACGACGCCCTGGCCGATGGCGGCGTGGACCAGCAGGAGGTGGCACGCGTCACCGCGGCTGGACGCGTGGTCATGGAGGCTGTGGCGAGTGTTGCGAATCGTCTGAGCGGGATGGCCGAAGAATGATCCAGCGCGGAACATCGGGTGTACCCGTGCGGGCGCGTGTCCCGTCCACGGAGCGTAAGGGGGCGGCGCTGTCGCGCACGGCTGCAATGATGTGCAACGGCGCGAAGTTTCAGCGGTGGGTAGTCTCCCGCATCGGCGCCGCCCCCGAGGGCGTGCCCCCTAGCCAGTACGCGGCGCGATACGTGCGAGACATGTGCGGGATCTCCAGCCGCGCAGAACTGGACCATAACGCCGCAGCCGCCGCCTTGTTCCATACCGCCGTTCGCATTCCGTTTGTCGAGTGGAGCGGCCAATATGTCGCGTGAAGGACGCACCCCCGGCGCCGCGCTGGGCATGTTCATGGGCTTCAAGCTGTCGCCGGAGGCATTGGAAAGTGGTCGGGACTGGATTCGCGCACGTCGTCCGCGCGTGGTCCGTGATCGGGATCTTGCTCGCAGCCTGCGCGCCGACCTGGTTCCCGTGGATCCTTGGCCTGGCTCGTCGCGTGCGTTGGCCGCGCTGGCGGCCGCACGGTCTCTCATATGGGAGGCGCGTCTACGCGGAGAACTGCGCGAGATTGAAGGCGCGTGGGGCCACAAGTTCTGGGTGAGCGTCCGATGATGCGCCGCACGCCTCTCAAGCAAAAGACACCGTTGAAGCGTGGCACGCCGCTGAAGGCTAAGGCCCCGATGATGCGGGCCAAGCCGATGCCGCCGCCTCGCGCTGCCATGAAGGCACGCAAGAAGGGCAAGAAACCGCCCAAGACCGTCTATCGCAACCCGGCGTTGCTGGACCTTGCCAAGGGCGAGGAATGCTTGCTGCGTGTGCCCAAGTACTGCCAGGGTGGCACGGACACCACGGTCGCCTGCCATTCCAACCGCCTGCGGGACGGCAAAGGGAAGGGCATCAAGGCCCACGACTGGGCTATCGCCTTCGGCTGCGGCGGGTGCCATTGGTTCATTGACCACTCCAAGGCCACGATGGAAATGAAGCTGTCCTATTTCATCCCGGGCTTGCGGCTTACTCGGCTGCGGATCGTTTCGATGGGCAAATGGCCGGAGGAAGCCGAGCGCGGGTATCAGCAGCTCTACGGGGAGGCGGCATGAGCGCCGTAGTCTTGAAGATGACGCCGAAATCCCCCCAGCTTGAGGAAGGCCACACTCAGATTTCCAACGAACTGCTGGAGGCGATCACTGCGCATCCGTTCAAGCAGACGACGTTGCGCGTGCTGCTGGCGCTTATCCGCAAGACCTACGGTTTCAACAAGAAGGAAGACGACCTGTCCGCCTCGCAGCTGGGGGCGCTGCTGGGCGACATGAAGCGCCAGCACATCACCACGGCGCTGAATGAGCTTGCTGGGATGCGGGTCATCCACAAGCGGCCGGGCAAGTACGGCTCCATTGTGGGCATCAACAAGGACTATTCGCAGTGGCTTGATAGTCCGAAATCCGGACAGGTGAACGAATCTCGGACTAGTGGAACTACTAGTCCGAATCTCGGACAGGTGAACGAAACCGGGACTACCACTAGTCCGAATCTCGGACAGGTCGCTAGTCCGAAATTCGGACACACAAAAGACAACCTTCCAAAAGACAACCAACAAAAGGAATCTGCTGACGCAGATTCTTGCGCCGACCAGCTCGCGCTGCTTGGCGCCGAAGACGGCAATGCTCCGCCTCCCGTCGTTCAGCTTCCGCTGCAAGACGGCTCCGAGTTTCTGCCCACCGATGTCCAGCTCGCGGAGTGGAGCGCGGCTTTTCCTCAGGTCGATGTGCCGGGAGCGTTGAAGCGGATGCGGGTCTGGTGCGCAGCCAAGCCGGCGAACCGCAAGACGCGCCGGGGCATCTCCGCATTCATCGTCAACTGGCTGGCCGGTGACCAGACAAAGGCAACAACCCCAGGGGCAGACCAGCGCCGCCCCGCGAAAGGAGCAAAGATCCATGGAAACTTCAGCAGCCAGGACTACCGGCATGGTGTTGACGACGATGGCCGGTTTTAACTTCGCCACGGAGGAGCGGCATTGCCCCGAGCATGGGGCGTATACCGCGATGAAGACGCCGGTAGGCTGGTCGGACTGCACGATGTGCAATGCCAAGCGCCAGCAGGCCGAGCGCTTCCGCCTGGAGGCCGAAGCCAGCCGGCTGACCATCATGCGCCAGGCCGAGGTGCCCTTGCGCTATCACGGCAAGACGCTGGACAACTACGACGCCTCAAACGAAGGCCAGGGACGCGCACTGCGTGTGGCGACCGAGTACGCCGATAGCTTCGCCACTGCGCGGGCCGCAGGCCGCGGGCTGATCTTCTGTGGCACTCCGGGAACGGGAAAAACGCATTTGGCCGTGGGGATCATGCATCAGGTGCTGGAGGCCGGGTATTCCGCGCGCTTTGCCGTGGTGCTGGACGCCATGCAGGCGGTGAAAAGCACGTATCGCCGGGACGCGGCCAGCACCGAGGCCGCCGTGTTGGAGAGGCTGACCGCGCCCGACCTTCTGGTGCTGGACGAGATCGGAAACCAGTACGGATCCGACACCGAGCGGATGATCCTGACGAACGTCATCAACAACCGCTACAACGCGATGAAGCCCACCATCATGCTCAGCAACCTGGCAAAGGACAAGCTGGGGGCGGAGCTGGGCGAGCGCGTGATTGACCGGATGCGCGAAGGCGGCGGGCGCATGGTCATCTTTGACTGGGACAGCCATCGGGGGGCGCACGCATGAAGCCCTGGCCGAATACTGGCGCCAAGCGCTCGCCTCGCTGTTCCAGCGGTGTAGCGAAGCTCGCTGGCCCGAGCGAAGACACCATCCAGGCCCAGGTGATCAGGTGGGCGGCTCTTCAGGCCGGCGCATATCCGGAGCTCGCGCGACTCTTCCATGTTCCCAACGGCGGCCAGCGCCATGCAGCAGTGGCGGCCAGGCTGAAGGGGCTGGGCGTGAAAGCGGGCGTGCCCGATCTTTGCTTGCCCGCGCCGCGCTTCGGATGCCCGGGGCTGTGGATCGAAATGAAGACCGCTGACGGCAGGGTCAGCACGACCCAGAAAGATTGGATCGAATACCTCAAGGGGGCGGGATACCGCGTCGAGGTGTGCCGAAGCTTTGATGAGGCGCGCGCTGCGCTACTCGATTACCTGAATCCGAAAGTGATTTGTTCCCCGGGGATTATCTGATGACTACCATGACACTTACGAGCCCGGCGGCATTGCGGCATACTTGCGGTGAAGAGGAACCGCTGTTCAAGAACCTGCACGCGGCGCTGACGTTCGCCTTCAATTTCCGTATGCAGCAGTATGACCGACCGTTGATGAACCGCGTAGCGGCGGGGCCGTCTTCGGGAGAAGGAAAGGGCCTCAGCGGGGTTGATGGCGCAGGCCAGGCAGGCATGATCCGTGCCGAATTGGACCAGTTGGCACCGCTTCACCGCGCTGTCCTGATCGCGGCGGCGGCTCCATCTCAGATTCTCTGCGAGTGCCGAGTGTCCTGCTGCTCTGGTTGGAAGATAAATCCGGAATGGCAGGATGCAATGAGCCAGGTGGTATCCGCTGCGGCCGCAGGAGCGCTCTCGGGCTGCGTGTCGAACGGGCGTCTCCGGTCGGCGCTGATTCAACGCCTACTCGGCGCAGAGGTTTCGCTGTCGAAGCTGGCTGAGCGCTACGAGGTAAGCGAGCGGACAGCCGAAGCTCATAACGCGAAGCTAAAGCGCTGGTTGTTCGGCTACCCCGCCAAGGGAGACGAAGAGGCCAAGCCTGGCATTCACCAGCAAGCCCATCGTGCGCTACTAGAACGTCTGCAAGCTGGTGGCATGCTCATCGGCAGAGGTTGATTTCAGGATTCCGGTTGACCTCTGCGGAAAAGTCCCGCAGAATGGGCCTCTAACGGATACGGTGTATTACTGCGTCCAGACAAACCCGCCACGCGAAAGCCGGCGGGTTTTTGCTTTAGTACGTGGTGCGAGACAGGCCATAGCCCGACGCGGTATCGATAAAGATGCGGTAGCGCCGGCTTTCGCCAGCTAGGGATTTCACCTCGATTTCTTTGTTGCCCCCACCACAAATCCCACTGTCAATTTCCATTATGGATTCGCCCGGCTTCAGGTAAAAGGTAGCCGTTTCTGCGGTGCCGAACTCGGCCGCCTTTTGGCCGTCGATGCGAAGCAGGACGTAGCAAGCCGATCCCGTGAAGCCAGAGTCCCTTGTGACTACTGCGGTGCCGAAAGGCTCGGCGGGCTGCTTCTGGAAGCCATAAATCCTCTCCTTTGGTACAGGCTTCGCCTTGTCTGCTGATACCGGAGTGGTAGAGCAGCCAGCCATTCCGATGGAGAGAACTGCTACCAGAGCGGTGATTTTGATTCCCATGGTGTGCCTCTTTGATTGAACGTGGCACGAATAGTAACAATTAGCGGGCTTGGCCGAGTGGTCAGGCTGCGGCCTTCCAAGCCGCCTACGCGGGTTCGAACCCCGCAGCCCGCTCCAATTGGCGACCCCTGCAAAAGAGGGCGGTGAGAATGATCGAGATTTTCGACGAGCGCGGGCGCTGCCTGCGCGTCCCGCAGGGGTGGGAATTCTCCCTGGCTGATGGAACATTGCGCTCTGGGGACAGGGTGATTGAATTGCCTCCTGGATTGGCCTACGGCCGCCTTACTCAGGAAGAGTTTGATTGCATTGAAAGTCAGTTGGCCGATGCCGAAAAGTAGATTTCCAGGGGCAATTGGCTGAGAGGCCGAAAGCAGCGGGTTGCTAACCCGTAGGGCGGTGACGCCCCGCAGGTTCGAATCCTGCATTGCCCGCCATGCGCCCTTAGCTCAATGGAAAGAGCAGGCGGTTTCTACCCGCCTGATGTGGGTTCGATTCCTACAGGGCGTGCCACACAAACGAAAGCCCCGACACGGTTGTTCCGGTCGGGGCTTCATTTTTTCAGGAGCTGGCATGGACAATTTGGAGGTACTGAGAAAGGCTGTTGAAGGCTTGGCCTATGTGGCTGGCTATGTCATTGGGCCTGATGGAGAGCTGCTCTCACGGAAAGACGGGACAGTCCTGGACTCACGCAGTTGGGAGGAAAGACGGCGAGACATGCTCAACGATCCTGACGCGCTTTTGAAGTGGCTGACTGGCGAAATTGTGGCATCGAGTCTACCGTCTCAGCTGCGGGCGGAAATTGGTGCTCTGCCGAAGGGGGGCGCGCAGGCGGACGAACTGGAGCCAACGGTTGAAGCGATCTTCAAGCGGATCGATGAGAAGCTGGCGGGCTCAATCCGTTCGGGAGAGAGCGCGCTATGTCGGGCCGTACAAGAGCGGTTCGAGCTGAGCGAGCCCGTCTCCCAGCCGGCGGCATTGCCGGAAAATACCGCTATCCGCTCTGACAATGGCGAGATGGAACTCGACATGCGCTCGGGGAGGTTCACGTTTCGGGTCGGAGTCCGCGCGGATGGTCAGACGGTGCAGGCGGGCGTGGGCGTCAGCGAGATAGCAGCGCCGTCGCTGTCTCCGCCCTGGGTCATCGTGAAAGACGGGCAGGCATACATCAACACGGCAATCCTGAGCAGCTCGCCCCTAAAGAGCAGTGCGATCACAGTGCTCTATCCCGATGGCACTATCGGCGCTTCGTTTTCTAAGGCATAGACTGGGCCGCAACCCATCAACGAGGTGCGTGCGTCTTTAGCCAGTCCCGCAGTGCCGCGTCCACGCGCGTCTGCCAGCCGGTGCCTGTGGCGCGGAAGCGGTCCAGCACATCCGGCGACAAGCGGATAGTGATGCGCTCCTTGGTGACCTCTGCCTTCGGGCGGCCGATCTTCTTCATCTGCTTCAGATCTGCCGCGCCGAGTTCGTAGGTGTCAGGATCGGCGGCGATGCCGCGGTTGATGGCCTCATCTTCTTCACGGGTGGGGACAACCGTCCCCGGCTTAAGCTTCGGCATAAAGATTCACCTCTCTCGAATTTGCCTTGCGCAGGCTGATGATGCGCCGTTCGTTGTTGCGGTCCACGTACACGACGCAGTACAGGCGCACATCGATATAGCCCAGGGCGATCATGCGGCGTTCGCCGTACTCGCGGCGCATGTCTTCACGCACTAGGGCGTCATCCCATTCGAACTCTTCGGCTTCGGCCAGCGAAACGCCATGCTTGCGCTGGTTGCTCAGGTCTTTGGCGGGGTCGAATGTGAGTTCCATGTAGTTATTGTATGTACGTTAAGTCGGAAAGGCAAGGACTTTTTGTGCATACATTTGCCTCTATTCCCTCCCGCTACCGAGGGCCGCACGCTGGGCATGGCGTGCGGGGGTTGGGTCATCGCGCCGGGCGGTGTGCAGTAGGTAGCACCCGGCACAAATTCAAGAGGCACGCATGAAACCGATAACTGTCAGTATTGCCGCGCGGCTGGCGTGGTGGTGGCGTGTGTACTTTTGGGGCGTCCTCGTCTTCAGTGTCTTGACCGGCTTGAGGCCTGACGAGGGCAAGGTGCGCTCTTGGGCGCGCAGAGCGCTTCGTATTGAATGCCGAAAGGTGGGCGACTGATGACGCGTAGAACTGCGCTTCCTTGCCGCCATCGTGGATGTGCTGCGCTGGTCCGGTCCCCTGGCTATTGTGACCAGCACGCGGGCGAGGCGGTAGGGTGGAAGCCAGACCGCCAGCGCGGAAACAGGCATCAGCGCGGATATGGCGCGGACTGGGACAGGCTGCGCGTGCTGATCCTGAAGAGGGATCGCTACCTGTGCCAATGCGACGAGTGCAAGCGCACTGGCCGCGTGCTGCCTGCCACTGAGGTGGATCACCGCATCCCGAAAGCGGAAGGTGGTAGCGACGCCCCGGCCAATCTGTCCGCGATCAACGTGGATTGCCACAAAAGCAAGACAGCCAAGGAAAGCGCCAGGGCGCGGGTCAGGGCGAGGCGATAGCCGACCCCTTGCCGCGTCTCGGCTCGTTCCCCAGCGGGCCGCTGCGACGGTCCTAGACGCCGTGTCGCCGGCCTCGCCAGGGGGAGGGGGTGGGTAAATCTCTGGGCCGATGGCGCCCAGGACCGCCCGTTCCGTCTTTTTTTTACGCCCGCGAAAAATGAAATTTAGCGGGCAGCGCATTTTGCGCACTTTTTGACCAATGGAGCAGGCTATGGCAGGAGTAGCGGGGCGCTCCGGGCGTAAGCCGAAACCAGCGGAAAAGAAGCTGGCAGCCGGAAATCCCGGGAAGCGCGTAATCAACAAAGACACGCCTTCATACGGCGAAATCACCAACATCTTCGCGCCCGAGTGGTTGCAGGGGCATGGGCGCGACCTCTGGGAGCATTTGGCGCCGCTGCTGTGCCGGGAAAAGATCCTGCAAGCCACCGATATCCAGAACCTGGAGGCGTACTGCGCCGCCTATGGCCGGTTCAGGAGCGCTGAGGAAGAAATCCAGAAGCATGGAATCGTGGTCGCGGGGTCACAAGGTGGGCCGCTGAAGAACCCGGCTGCGACGGTCGCCAACGAGGCGTTGAAGCAAATGGCCACGTATGGTTCATTTCTGGGGTTGGACCCGTCCAGCCGTCAGCGAATGCAGGGGCCGAAGAAGCCCGGCAAGGGCAATCCCTTTGCCGCGTTGCTGGGCGGAGGTTAATGCATGGCGGCGCCCCAGTACCCTCGGGTGGCGCAGGCGCTGAAATTCGCAAAGGACGTGGTGAAGGGCAAGGTTCCGGCCTGCCGCTACGTCGTGCTGGCATGCCAGCGCCACCTGGACGACCTTGCCGCCAGCAAGGCGGCGAAGTATCCGTACCGATTCAACGCCGCGGAGGCGGAAAAGAAGCTCGCGCTCATCGAGTTGATGCCCCACACGAAGGGCGAATGGGCCTTTAAGCGGCAACTGGTGACGCTGGAGCCGTGGCAGAAGTTCGGCCTGGCCGCAACGTTCGGCTGGGTGAAGAAGAAAGGAGGTTTGCGCCGCTTCCGCGAGTCCTATTGGGAAGTCCCCCGCAAGAACGGCAAGAGCGTGATCGCTGCGGGCGTGGGAATTTCCATGTTTGTGGCAGACGACGAGTTTGGTGCGGAGGTCTACTCTGGCGCCACGTCCGAAAAGCAGGCTTGGGAGGTGTTTCGGCCAGCGCGGCTGATGGTTCTACGCTCGCCCATGCTGGTAGAGCATATGGGCATCGAGGTCAACGCCCAGGCGTTGGCTCGGCCCGAAGACGGAAGCCGCTTCGAGCCCATCATCGGCAACCCTGGCGATGGTGCTTCGCCGTCTTGCTCCATCGTGGACGAATACCACGAACACGACACCGCCGCGCTCTATGAAACCATGCTGACCGGCATGGGCGCGCGGCGGCATCCGCTGATGTTCATCATCACGACCGCGGGGGCGAACATTGAGGGGCCTTGCTACGACAAGCGGCGTGAGGTCATAGAAATGCTGGAGGGGCTCGTCCCCAACGACGAGCTATTCGGCTGGATCTGGACACTGGATGAAGGCGACGACTGGACCGACCCGAAGGTGTTGGCGAAGGCCAACCCGAATATGGGCGTTTCCGTCTATGCGGACTATCTCATCAGTCAGCAGCAGCGGGCGATCAAGCAGGCACGCTTTACCAACACGTTCAAGACGAAGCACTTGAACCTGTGGGTTACGGCCAAGGCAGGCTACTTCAACATGCAGAAGTGGGACGCCTGCAAGGACGAAACGCTGACCTTGGAGCAGTTCGAGGGGCAAAGCAGCTTTTTGGGCTTCGACCTGGCGCGCAAGCTGGACATGAACAGCATGGCGCGGCTTTTCTATCGAGATATCGACGGCCGGCGGCATTACTACTGCATCGCGCCTCGCTTTTGGGTGCCTGAGGACACGGCGAACGATACCGACAACCGCAGAATGGCCGAGCGGTTCCAGAAGTGGATCAATACGGGCCACCTGTACACGACTGACGGCACCGAAATTGACTATCGCGAAATCCACGCGGAGGCCATGGAAGCGAATCGGCTAAATCCCGTCATGGAATCGCCAATCGATCCCAGTGGAGCCACGAACCTATCGCATCACCTGGACGACGAGGGTTTGACGCCCATCTCTATCGTGCAGAACTACACCAACATGAGCGATCCCATGAAGGAGTTGGAAGCCGCCATCAATTCCGGGCGCTTTCATCATGACGGAAACCCGATCATGACCTGGTGTATTGGCAACGTAGTAGGCAAAAACCTACCCGGCAACGACGACGTGGTGCGGCCAATCAAGCAGGGCAATGACAACAAAATCGACGGTGCGGTGGCGCTGATCATGGCGGTAGGGCGCGCAATGCTGGCCGAGCGCAACGGTTCAGTGCTGGATAGCCTGACCGACGACGACATTCTGGTGATGTGAAATGAAAAATCTGCTTATTGATGTGGCCGGCCTGGCTGGGTTCGGCTGCGTAGCGGCCGGGATGTACGTGCAATTCGGTGCCGGCCCGTCGCTCCTTGCTGCTGGCGGTCTGTTGATCGCATTCGCCCTACGCGCGGCGGCGGGGGGGCGTCGATGATCCTCTCAACGCTATTTGAGCGCCGGAGCATCGAGGATCCCAGTGTTCCGTTGACCGGGCAGAACTTGCAGGAGTACCTGCACGGCGAAGGAAACCGGATTGCCGTGACACCGGAGGCCGCCTTGTGCCTGTCAGCCGTCTACGCCTGCCATTACGTGCTTTCCAGCAGCATCGGTCAATTGCCGGCGGCGGTGTTGCGGCGTCAGGGCGACAAGATCGAACCGGCCACCGACCACCCAGCGTTCGACCTGGTGCATTCCAAGCCGAATGACTTCCAGACCAGCTACAAGTGGCGCGAAACGAAACAGCATCACGTGCTGGGTTGGGGCAACGGCTATACGCGCATCGTACGCAGCCGTTCTGGCGAGCTGCGTAATCTGGAATTCTGCGTACCCTGGGCCACCACACTCATAAAGCCTGCTGGCCGTTGGGTATATAGCACTACCGACGAGGACGGCACGCCGTTGGCGGTTCATCCGGACGACATGGTGCACGTGCGTGCCTTGGGCTCCACTGGGAGGATGGGTAAAGGAATCATCCAGCAGCACGCGGAAATGCTGGGGCTGGGCCTGGCCGCGCAGCGCTACGGCCGGGAGTTCTTCGAGGGGGGCGGTAGACCTACTGGGCTGTTGACGGTAAAGGGGGATTTAAGCAAGGACTCCTGGACGCGTTTGAAGGAGTTTTGGAAGGGCGCAGTTTCCCGTCTTGTCGACTCCAAGAACAAAACCCTGCTCTTGCCCGCTGACCTTGACTACCGCGCGTTGACCATTCCTCCGGAGGCCGCGCAGTTCCTGGAGACACGGAAGATGAACCGCACTGAGATTGCGGCCATCTACAACGTCCCGGCGGACATGATCAATGACCTGGAGCGGGCCACAAACTCGAATATCACGGAGCAGAGCATCCGCTTTGTGCGTTATTCGATCATGCCCTGGGCCGTGAATTGGGAGCAGGAACTCAACTGCAAGCTGTTCACCCCAGCGGAACGTCGGGCCGGCTATTACGTCAAGCTCAACCTGGCTGGTCTGCTGCGTGGCACGCCAAAAGAGCGCGCCGAGTTCTATCACTACGCCATTACTGATGGTTGGATGGATCGCAACGAAGTCCGGGCACTGGAAGACATGAGCCCGCGAGAAAGCCTGTCGGAATTGCTTATCAGCGTCAACGCCAAGCCGGCCAGTGAGGTCGGGCATCCGCCGGCACCGCCATCTGCGGCTCAAACCGAATAGGGAAAATCATGAAAGACCTTGAAATGCGCACGCTGGGCAACCAGCCGTGCGAGCTTCGCATGTCTGGCGAAGGCGAGGCGGCACGACCGCAGATCACAGGCTATGCGGCGGTTTTCAACAGCCGGAGTGCGCTGCTGTTCGGCTCGTTTGTCGAAGAAATCGCCCCGGGGGCGTTTGACGACGTGATGGACGACGATGTGCGGGCGCTCTTCAATCACGACTCGAATGTCGTGCTCGGCCGCACGCGAAGCAACACGCTGCGGCTGGAGCTGGACTCCCGAGGTCTGGCCTACACCATCGATCCGCCGGACACGCAAACCGTCCGGGATCTGGTGCTGACGCCGCTCAAGCGCGGTGACGTGACCGGATCGAGTTTCGGGTTCCGAGTGGCCCTGGACGGTGACGAATGGCGCCGGGAGGGCGAAATCATCGTGCGAACCATTTACAAGCTGGCCGAGCTCCGCGACGTGTCGCCGGTGACGTACCCGGCTTATGGCGATAGCCATGCCGCCCAGCGCTCGCTGGATAGCTGGAAGAAGAAGGCCGAAGGCATGCAGGAACTGGCTGCCAAGGCTGTTGATGAGCGTCGCGCACGCGAGCGCTTCCTTGATTTGACCTTTCTTACCTCTTTTTGATTGGAGTCGATATGACCCTTGCTGAACTGAAGCAAAAACGTGCGCGCATCGCTGCGGAAATGCGCACCTACCATGATGCCCAAGGCGAAGCCGCCTGGGGTGATGAGCAGCGCTCGAAGTGGGACGGTATGAAAGCCGACCTGAAGAAGTTGGACGAACAGATCCAGCGCGAAGAAGAACTGCGCGACACGGAGCAGCGCTACGTCGAAGGCAACGCAGGCGATCTGGCCGCTGTCGCGGCCGCCGCTGCGGGTAAGCCGAATCCGGACGAGCAGCGCGCGCAAGCGTTCAACAAGTTCATGCGCCAAGGCATGGCGGAACTGACGCCGGAAGAGCGCACGCTGCTGCAAGAGGCCCGCGCCCAGGGCGTGACCGGCCCGGAGAAGGGGGGGTACACCGTTCCCACGACGTTCCTGGCGAAGGTGCAGGAGTCCATGAAGCAGTACGGTGGCATCGCCAGTGTCGCGAAGGTGCTGGCCACCGATGGCGGCAATGCGATTGAATGGCCCACCAGCGACGGCACGAACGACGAAGGCGAGCTGATCGGCGAAAACACCGATGCTGGAGAAAAGGACGTGGAGTTCGGCATGGACGCGCTCGGCGCGCACAAGCTCACGTCCAAGGTAATTCGGGTTTCCAACGAACTGCTGGCCGACACCGGCATCGACATGGAAAGCTACCTGGCCGGTCGGATCGCTTCGCGCATCGGCCGTGCGGAATCCCGCCTGATTGTCATGGGCACCGGCACCGGGACACCCGCGCAACCCAAGGGGCTCGCGGTGGCCGCCTCGGTCGGCAAACAGACCGCCGCGGCAGGCGCGTTCACCTGGAAGGAGGTGAACGGTCTGATTCACTCGATCGATCCGGCCTACCGCAACGCGCCCAAGTTCCGCCTGGCGTTCAACGACGCCACGCTCCAGATTCTGGAAGAAATGGAAGACGGCAACGGCCGGCCGCTGTGGATCCCGGGCCTGGACTCGGGCGCTCCGGCGCGCCTGCTGAAGTACCAGTACGTGATCGACCAGGCTATTCCGTCTGTTGCGGCTGGCGCCAAGTTCATGTTCGCGGGCGACTTCGACCAGTTCATCCTGCGCCGCGTGCGCTACATGGTGCTGAAGCGCCTGGTCGAGCGTTACGCCGAGTTTGACCAGACCGGCTTCCTGGCTTTCCATCGCTTTGGCTGCGTTCTGCAAGACACCGCGGCCATCAAGGCGCTGCAAGGCAAGACTGCCTAAACGACCTGGGGCGGGCCGGGTAACCGGCCCGTGATTACCAATGCTGGATTTGACTGAGATCCGGGAACACCTCCGCATCGAGGAGGATGACGTCAGTGACAAGTTGCTCACCACTTACTGGGAGGGAGCGGTCAGCCTCTTTGAGGCCCGGACGGGGCGAACTCTTGTTGAAGGCAGTGAACTGCCGGCCAATTCGCCGTCGAACGCGCTGCTGATCACCGGGGATGTACGGAACGCCCTGCTGATGATCACCGCTCATCGGAACGAGAATCGGGGGATTTCCTCTCAGGTCGCGGAGCAGATGGTACCGATGGGGGCACAGCAGATCATGGAAATGCACAGGTGGTTCTATGACTAAGCCGTCACTGGAGTCTGGCCGGCGAAAGCTGCGGATCAGCATTGAGCGTCCCGTAAAGGAACGGCGGGCGTCCGGTCAGGGGGTCATTGTGGACTGGGAGCTGGTATGCAGGCCCTGGGCCAATGCTGCGCAGCCGAAGGGAAGGGATCTTGTCACGTCGGGGACAGAAGTGAGCGAGGTATCGACCTCATTTCGGATTCCTTGGCGGACCGACCTGACGACTGGCATGCGTATTCGGACGCTGGGAGTCACCTACGAGATCACCGCCGTGCTTCTTGATCTGGTGGACCGTGAACACGTTGACTTGGTTGCCGTCACCGGAAGAAGGAAGGCGTAAATGGCCCTGATCAGCGTGATCGTCCCGCAGGCGTTGAATGCCCTGGTAGCGGACAAGGTGTATCCCGGCGTCGCGCCTGTTGGGACCGAGCCCACATGGATCGTATACACGGCCGCCGGCGGCGTCCCAATCGGCGATCTGGACGGTCCGGATGGGCTTCGGAACTGTCGGCTGCGCATTGACATATACGCTGCCGACCTGGACGGCGCCGAGGCGCTTATCCAGGGCGTAGGCCGGGCCCTGCACGAGCGGTTGCAGGCAATGCCCCTCGGCGAGTGGTCTTCAAGCCGGGAGGAAGACACAAACCTTACCCGCATAACGCAGGATTTCAGCCTGTACTACTGATCGCAATTGTTCATTTTCTGAGCCGCCTTCGGGCGGCTTTGTTTTTTTCGGAGTAAACGAATGGCACAAACTGCTATTTCCGCCCAGAACTCCAAGTTGGAGATTTCGGGCACCTCGGGCGCGGCCAAGAGCATTACCGGCCTTCAACTGAGCAATCCGGTGGTGATCACCGCGACCGCCCACGGGCTGAAACCGGGAGATGTGGTGACCGTCGCCGGCATCGTCGGCACGACTGAACTGAACGGCGTGAAAGCCGTGGTCGAGTACGTCACCGCCAACACCGTGGCTCTGGCAAACATCAACGCTGCCGCCATGACAGCCTATACCAGCGGCGGTACGCTCACGCCCGTGCAATGGACCAAGATCGGCGGCCTGAAATCGTTCAGCGGCTTCGACGGCCAGGCCAACGAAATCGACACGACCGACCTGGACAGCCAGGCCGAGGAGATCATCCTGGGCATTGCGCGATACGGCAGCTTCACCATCGAACTGAACAAGAAGTTCGATGACATCACCGCGGCGGAAGATCCCGGTCAACTTGCGCTGTCGGCGGCGTACACGTCGAACTCGCGACGCAGCTTCCGGCTGACGTTGCCGAACAACAAGACCCGCACTTTCGATGCGTATGTGCGTGCCAACCCGCTTTCTGGCGCCGTTGACGCGGTGGCGACCTCCAGCGTGCCGCTGCGCATCACCGGCCCCGTCGTGAGCGGGGGCTAAGCATGAAACTCCTTACGAAAGCCGAGCTGTTCACGGAGAACGCTCCGCGCCACGAAGATGTACCCGTGGGCAAGCGCGTGCTGCGTGTCAGCGAGATCACGGCCGAGGGTCGCGATATCTTTCTCTCCGCGGCGAAGGCTGGCGCACCGCTGTCCGAATTCCAGGCACGCTTGGTAGTCGCGACCGCTGTGGACGAAAGCGGCGCCCTGGTGTTCACGGAGGCGGACATCGGCAATCTACAACGGCTTCCAGCCGGGGTGCTGAACGACCTTGCTGGCGCGGCATCGCGCCTGAACGGGTTAGGACAGCAGGCCATGGAGGGCGCCGAAAAAAACTCCGAAGCCGCCCCGAGCGGCGCTTCGCCTTCCGGCTCTCACTCCAACTCGGAATCCCAGTCCGCGAGCTCCTCCAGCGCCTAAGTAGCGCCGAATTTGCCGAGTACATGGCCTTCGCCAACATAGAGCCGTTTGGCTCTCATATTGACGACCGGCGCGCCGGCGCCGTGGTGTCAATGCTGGCGAACATCAACCGCGACACCAAGAATCACCCGAAGCCGTTTGATGACCTGTTCTTCCTTCCCTGGAACGACGCGACCCGTCGTGTGGATCAACAAGCGGCGGCCGATCTGATCGTGGTCGACGATCCTGAGCGGATGTCTGAACTGCTTACGGCAACCCTCTTTGGTGAAGTACCTACAAGCGGAGAAGGACATGGCGAGAGCGATGACGGTGGTTAATCCGGCCGGGATTAAGGATGTGATCAACAGGCTGGAGGCCGTGGCTTCCGAAAGCGTTCTTCGCCAGGCGGCGGTGGCTGGGGCGAGGGTGGTGCATGAAGAAGTGATCCGGCGCGCGCCGCAGGGGCCAAAAGGACATACGCGTGCTGGCAAGCACTACCCCGCTGGCACGCTGAAAAAGTCGGTTTTCGTTGTTTTTGACGAAGAGGACTCCTTGCGGGGTGTTCGGGCCTCCTATTTGGTCGGGATTGCCCGGGATGCCTTTTATTGGCGGTTCAAGGAGTGGGGCTCCTCTCGGCAGGCCGCGGAACCGTTCTTCCATCCCGGCTATGACGGATCCCGAGGACGCGCGGGCGCCGCGATGAGGGCTGTCCTTGAGAAGAAAGTGGCGGAAGCTGTGAAGAGGTAGGTAATGGCGAACGAAACAACTGTCCGGCTCGGCGCGGACGCCTCCGGGTACATCCTGGAGTTGTCGCGCGCAGGCAGATCTGCAGATGCCTGGGCCGCATCGAACGAGGCTGCGGCTCGCCGCACGGAAGCTTCGCAGAGGGCTGTGGCCGAGGCTACGGAAAACGGGAGCGAGGCGTCAACCCGCGCAATCTCCCGCTTTATGCGAAGCCTGACGCAGCAAGCAAGCACGTCCGGCCTGGCGCGCTCGGAGCTTATGCGCTTGCAGGCCGCGCAACTGGGTGTCACGAACCAGGCGGCGCCCTTCATTGCGCAGATTGCCGCATCTGAAGAGTCCATGAAGCGTGCGGCCGGACAGTCGGACGCTCTGCGGTCTGGGCTGGACCGGATTACGGCGGGCGCAACCTCGGCTGGTGAGCGGATCAGCGAACTGGCCGCCGGAATGAGCCCGCTGAGCGTTGCATTGGTGGGCATCGGCGTCGGTGTGCCGGTGCTGGCCGGAATCGAGGCTGCGGCTCTTAGATCGGCGCGTGGTCTTGTTGAAATCCAAGCGCAGGTCGATAAGCTGACGGTTGGATTGAAGTTCATCAATGGTGGCAGCGTCCTGGGTGCGTCTCAGGATATGGAGTACCTGCGCGACACCACCAAGAGGCTCGGGCTCAGTCTTGACCAGGTTGCGAAGGACTATGTGTCCTTGGCCGCAGCATCGCGTGGCACGTCGCTGGAGGGTGACCGGACGCGTGAAATTTTTACCGCCGTCGCCGAGGCGGCCACTGTGCTGCACTTGAACGCAGATCAAACCAGCGGCGCATTGACTGCAATACAGCAGATGATGTCCAAAGGATCTGTGCAGGCAGAAGAGCTACGGGGGCAGCTGGGCGAGCGCCTGCCTGGCGCCTTCCAGATTGCGGCTCGAGCGATGGGCGTCAGCACCGCCGAGTTGAGCAAGATGCTCGAACAGGGGCAGGTACTTTCCGAAGACTTTCTGCCCAAGTTCGCGGCGCAATTGCGTAGTGAGTTCGCCGGTTCCGTCGAGGAGGCGGCGAAAGCAGCCCAGGCTGCACTAGGGCGCAGTTCGACGGCTTGGACGGATTTTGTCCGAACCGTTGTGGATTCTGGGGTCGGTAAGTTCGCCGCGGAGCAGTTGAATATCCTCACGGACGGCGTGAACGGCGTTACGGAAGCCATGCAGCGCGCGAAGAAGGAAGGCGCGGGCTTTTGGGGGCAGGCTGCGGCCGGTGCCGGGGGAGCAGCGCGCTTTCTCAACCCGATGAATGCCTTTGACTACACGCCTCAGTCAGATGCGAATCGGGCCGATTATCTGCGTGCGGAGATTGACCGATACAAGTCGGCCGCGGAAGGCGGCGACCGTGGCGCGAAGAATCGGGTTCGGCAGCTGAACCGGGAGCTGTCTCAAATCAATGGCCGTATGACCCCGGCGGTCGCAGGCGGCGACCTCGAAGCCTTTGAGGCGCAGCAGCGACTTGCCGACGCGCGCGATGCAAAAGCGCGGGATGACCGCGTGAGTGCGTTCATCAGCGGGGGGAAGCACCAGACTGGGCAGGAGCAGTACGAATCCAACATCAAGGCGGTGGAAGCACAGTTTTCTGCTGCCGTGGTGGGCCTTGAACAGGGCAGCGAGAAGTACAACGAAGCGCTGGCGGCTGCGACGGCGCGCAAGGCTGAACTGACGGAGAAATACGAAAAGGCGGGCAAGAATGCCGACGCCCGCACCGGCAGGCTGGAGCTTTCTGGAAGTATTGAAGCGCTACAGCAGCAATACAAAGATGAGGAGGAGGCCCTGCGTGGGCATCTTTCCGATATCCGGGCGCAGCAGCAGCAGGGCGTGATTTCCGCCCGAGAGGCGCTGGATCAAGAGTTGTCAGCGCGCCAATCTGCCTTGGGCAACCAGGCAGCGTTGCTACAGAAGGAGATTGACCTCTCGGGTGGTGCTGCGCAGGTCAAGGCGCGGGAGCGCTACGAGGGGGAGTTGCGGCGCGTCAACGCAGCTATCGAGCAGGCTCGGAAGGAACACGGCAATGCAATCGCACGGCTGGAGCGTCAAGAGCTGTTGCAGGTTCAGGCCTACAGCGATGCACTGATGAATTCCCTCTCGGTGCGTGAGCAGGCGATCCGCAGCCAGGTGGAAGCGGTTGGCATGGGCGGGGCGGAGCGCGAGCTTCAGGCGAGAATCAACCAGGTAAATCAGGACGCAGATCGGCGCCGATATGACCTATCACGGTCTCGGAGCGAGAACCGTATTAGCCAGTCGGTCTACGAGCAGGAACTGGCGGCGCTTCAGCAGTATCAGGATCAGCGCCTTGAGCTGGAATTGGCGGCCAATGAGCGGCTTCGAGTCGCCGAGGCGGATTGGACGAACGGCGCAACGGCCGCATGGCAGGACTATGCAGACAAGGCGCGAGACGTTGCCAGTCAGGCAAAGAATGCATTCACCAATCTCTACGATGGGCTGACGGACGCCGGAGCCGCATGGGCGACGGGGACGAAAGTCAGTATTGGCGACGTTGGGCGCGCTTTCGTGGCATCGCTCGTGAAGATGCAGCTTCAGGCCGCCGCAACCCCTCTTTTTGGTGCAATTTCCGGGTTCGCTGCCAGCGCTTTCCAACCGAGCGATTGGACCACCACGAATACCGGCAACCCCTGGAGCCTGGAGTCGCTTGGGGTAATGGGCGGTCGGGCGGGGGGCGGCGGCGTGGGATCTGGCCAGCTCTGGGAAGTGAACGAAAAGGGGCCGGAGCTCTACCGGACCGAGGGCAAGACGTTCCTAATGACCGGCGAGCAAGGCGGTTACGTTACGCCGCTCACGACAGGCGGGGCAGCGGGAGGGTTCGGTGGCGCTCCAAGCGTTCACATCAGCATGACGGGGGCGCCTTCCGAGCCAGCCGTGCAGGCTCGTCAGAACGCGGATGGCTCGCTATCAATCGACATGATCTGGAGACAGATCGATCGGCGGCTTGGGTCAGCCATCGAAACCGGTCAAAGTGCGACGGGACGCGCTATGCAAAAAAGATTCGGTCTTGTACCGCAGTTGGGGTGAGATATGACTTTACCTGTATGGCCCGTTTCACTGCCATTGGCAAGTTTCTCTCGCCAGCCCCAAGACCCGTTCATTCGTACTCCGATGGATAGCGGGTTGGCACGCCAACGCCGGCGCTTTCGAGTCTATCCCGTCGTGCAGTCTGTCCAGTTTGTCCTCACGGGGGAGCAGTTTTCGACGTATTCGGAGTTCGCTGCGGACGCCCTTAACGGGTGGACTGGTTGGTTCATGTTGAAGATCCGAGATGGTCGAGGCGTGCGACTGGCCCGAGTGCGCTTCATCAAGGCGCCCACGGAGGAGTTGGTTTCCGCTACAGGCGTTTGGCGAGTGTCAGGTCAAGTCGAAAAGCTCAACATCGACTAGCACACTGAATGTCAGTTTTGGCCCGCTTCGGCGGGCCTTTTCTTTGGGTGTCTCTATGAGTTTGGAACAGGCATTGAAAGAGGCCTACGCGAGCGCGCCACAGGACCGAGTTGTGTTTGACACGCTGGAAGTCCTGCATTCGAAGTTCGTGGACGACGAAGGCCAGCCTACGGCCATTCGCGTGGTGTTGGGCTACGAGAACATCGCGGCCCGATTGGAAGGTGATGCCCCGCTGCATGGTGGGCAGTACGTGGATTTCACCGCTGCGCCCTTCGGATTCTCGCTCGCCGGGTTCGAAGAGGACCAAGTGCCACAGATGAAAGTCACGCTGCCTGGCGGGACGCAGGAAATCATCGCCCATCTGGAGGCGGCCGCGAGCGCGCCCAGCGAGCCCATCGTAATGATCTATCGGCCTTTCGTGTCCACGGACCTATCCAAGCCCGGCATGGACCCTCCCATCTTGATGGAACTCACCAACGTCAATGCCGCCGGCCTGCAGATCACTGGTACGGCCACGCTGGATGACGTACACAACGCCGCCTTCCCCGGCATGAAGTACCTGGCCAGTCGCTTCCCGGGCCTGGTCCGATGAGGGCCGATCAGATCAGCGAGTACTTGTGGAAGCCGTGGGAGGCCGGCGCGACCGGCCCGAACGCCTACGACTGCTGGGGGCTGCTGCGCGCAGTACGCCTTGCTCATTTTGGTGGTGGCATCCCGGCTTGCGTGCTGGGCGACGCGGCGCGCGCCCTGCA